GTTTTCAGCGGTTAAAAAATTAGCCAACTTCGAGAAGTCTGCCTCATCCATGAAGGCCGCTATTGGAACTGATATGGATTTAGCCTTCGATAAACTCGAAAAAAGGATAAAGGACGTAGCCGTTGCAGGTAGGTATTCTCTTGAAGAAATAGCAAATGCGGGTACTCAAATAGCCAAAGCAGGTTTCAAAGCTTCTGACGTATATAATATGATTGGAGCTGCATCCGACTTAGGTACAGCAGGTGATATACCCATTGTAACCGCAGCAGATGCTCTTGGAAGAGTTTTGAACACCTATGACATGGCTGCAGGCTCTGCGGACAGGGTAGCAGATAAGATATCAATTGCAGCCAACAAATCCTCTGCTAGTGTAGAATCTCTACTTGAATCCTTAAAATATTCGGGTGATGTATTGAAGATGACTAATGTACCTTTTGAGGATGCCTTAGCCATCTTTGCTCGTTTGGGTTCAGCAGGTTTAAGGGGCTCTATTGCAGGTACTTCGGTTGCTAATATGCTAAGGTATCTTAATAAGGCTACCACAGATATGGCAACTGGTAAACAGGATAAAGCCTTAGACAAGTTAGGCCTGGGTCGAAGTGACTTACTGGATGACAATGGAAACCTGAAACAATTGATAGGTAAAGGAGGTCAAAAGGGCCTCTTAGATATCTTGGGTGAGAAACTAGCTAAAGTATCCCCTAACGAAGCTGCAGGTATTTCAGAGGCCTTAATGGGAGTAAGGGGTAATAGAGGATTTATACCTCTAATGGAAATTACGCAGAATGTAAGAAGCCTTAAAGACCTACATCAGATAATATCCGAGGGCCCCCCGGGTAGTGCTAAGATGTTCTCAGAACAATTAATGGATAACCTTTGGGGTGATTTAGAGAAACTTCGAGAAAGTTGGACACTCCTAATGGTGGACTTTGCCAGCAATAAAGGAGTTAGAGGCTTAGTACAAGTAATAACTCAATTAGTTCAAGGACTAACATCAATATTGAATAGCCCCGTAGGGCGAGTATTTGGAACAATAGTTTTCTATGGAGGGCCCATATTATTATTGATGGGGGGTATGGTTAGGGGTATGATAGCCTTTTCTAATTTTACTATGAAATCCCAACAGGGTATGTTGGGCTTACTCCAAACCACGAGAGCAATGAATGCTCAATCAAGAGCCTCATGGGCTATGATGGGTATGTCCAGTAATCCTGCTGCTGCTTTACATGCTCAAAACCTTAGGGTAAATTCTAGGAATAGATTATACATGGGTGCTGGAGGTGGTATGTTTAATGGTACACAACATGCTGGAGGTAGACTTGTACCTTCCGCAGGAATAAATCCAGCACACATACTGGGCCTACAGGCCATGCAAAATCAGACTGCTGCAACAACCAGTACAACCAGAGGTTTAACGGGTATGATTGGAAGAATGGGGGGCGGCTTAGGGATGTTAACCGGAGCCTTCTCTTTAGTCCTTGCTGCAATGGGCCCTGTGAATGATATGATGAGCGGAAATATGGGAGGAGGTATTGGAGGTATCTTAGGAGGTTTACTCGGGTTTGCAATGGGTGGTCCAATGGGTGCAGTAATGGGAAGTATGATGGGCCAAGGTGTTGGGGGTATGTTTGATAGAAGGGGAGATGATGAATCTGCCACTTATAATATGCCAACACCTGCGCAGAAGGCTTTTTCAGTTGACCCCCAGGGTAGAATGTATGCAAGCAGGTCAGGAGGCAATATCCAGCAACAAGGGAGTGGTTCTAGCGTCCAAAACAACATCAATGTTAACATAGATGGGGTTAATGCGTATCAAAATAACTACGAAAATGCCAACAACGAAAGTGTATACACCACATTAGGATATTAATCATGGAGATAATTTTTACAGACCTCGAAACCCAAGAAACTTTAGTAGTTCAGTACGTACCCGAAAAGTTGAATTACGACCCGGACTCATCTATTATGGCTATTGCAACGTATGGAAGAAACAACCCAAGATACCACTTTACGGGTTCAGAAGATACCTTAACCTTTAGGTTAGACTGGCACGCAGAAGAGGAAGCCCGAAATGATGTAATCCGAAAATGTAGGTGGTTAGAATCAAAAACCAAGAATGATGGATACGTTAAGGGCCTACCTAGAATCCAATTTGGGTTCGGAGATTTATTTGGGTTTGAAGAGGTTTGGTTAATTACGAATGCTAAGTATGAACTAAGCCTATTTGATAGGCCCGTGGGTATGTTACCCAAGCAGGCTTATCAAGACATTACTATGAAGAGAATTACTACCTCTAATCGTACAACCGAAGAAATTAAAAAATATACCCGATGATAAACTTACCTATAAATAACCCATACTCAAGAGGTGTAGTTTATGCTCTTAATGAGAAAGAGGTATCTTTAGAATCTCTACCTACAAGATACAAACCCCTTCCGGATGATAAAGTACATGAAGTAATAAGTGGGGAACGCCTATGGGATTTGGCCTTCAAATTTTATGGAACAGCCAGATGGTGGTGGTTAATCTACAAAATCAATGAGGATAAAATTGATGACCCCTTTGAACTAACTGAGGGTATCTATTTACTTATACCGAACATAAACGCATTTGAAGTTCAGAACCAATGAGTTATACGGAGAAGAATGGCTATGGCTCACCCTACGTAACCCTCTATTATGGAGGTGTAGAAATAACGCAACAGGTAAGTTTCTTTGTGATTAAGTACTCGGAGAAGAATGGAAACTCAATAGAGTTTGTAGTAGAATCAGAGAACCCCGATATAGTAGACGAGAAACCTTACCAGGAGCATGATAAAATAGAGATTATACATGGGTACTTGAATGGCCCGGCCTCTGCACCTCTCATCTATTATGTACGAGAAGTCCAACCCACTTTCTCCCCCACAGGTATTAACCTAAGAATCACAGCCCTAGATAGGGCTTCATATTTAAAGGAAACATCATCTCTATTAAGAAACCCCAGCCAAGTAGATTCAGAAACTAGAAGATTGGCAACACGGGCTGATATCCTTGCTCGATTAGAATATGAATATGGCATGAAGGTAAGAGTTCAAGGCCATACTCTGACGAATATATCGAATATGTTTGATGACAACAATGAGGTACTACCTGCTTACCGTCAGTATCTATTCGATAAAACCTTTAATGAGAATAAAAAGACCTTGAAATATGATACTCCACTTATAGGCATAGCAATAAACGATGCTAACCAAAGTGTAGACCGACAATTAAATGACCTAGAAAAGCTATTACCCTTTCTTAGAGAAGAGGTAACTCCGGTACAGATATCAACTCAGAAGGATAACGTGGCTTTAAAACAAGTAATGAGAGGAGCTCCTGCCACTATCCAAATAACTTCAGAGGGTGATGACATTGATATTGCCTCTCGTAATTTTAATCAAAGCCCTAAGAGAACTTATAGGTACAAGGATGATAGTTCTTTTCTTGACTTTACCCCCGAATCTGAGAATCGAACACAGGGTTCAAAAGCCACTAACATCAACATAACTATACCAGACCGAGAGGGTAAGAGTTATAAAAGAAATAACTTTACAGAAGCCGATGACAACTCTACCAGATTAGGCAGTATACTACCGGCAGAAGTTAAAAGAAACTTCCGTTTAAACCGAGATGGCATCATGCAGAATACTGGAAATGTAACAGGAGGTTCTATACATCGTCCAAACGCAGGGGGTCCTTATGGTATTAGTGGTAATCAGTACCGAGAAGAACAGGGCTTAAACTTAAATGCTGGAACCTTTATGCAGGTTATTTCGGGAGAAGCAACAATGTCATATTGGTACCAAGACCCATATTACGCACGGGAAATTATAGAGGATTTAGTAGTTCTTGAGGGAGCCCAAAAATTAACTACCCAATCAACCTCATACATAAAAGGAGGGGGTATACAGACTGCCGCAGTGGATGCTTTACAAGTTCAATTACCACCACCCAAAGCTCTGATGAGTGCAATGGATTTTATAGAAGCTACCGCAGACGCGTCAGAGAATGTTGCCGAGAATGATGCTTTGAATGATAGGAATAATGCGGCTATCGAAATGAACCCGGGTACGTTGAAAGTAATATATGACCCCGAACTAAAAAATAAGATTGTTATAAGGATTGAAAACGTGGGTAAAAAATACTCTCATAATTACTACGTAATAGATTGCGAACACTTTTTTCAAAAGGGCTCCTATGTATTTACCCAAATGAATGTAGGTACAAATGGAAAGGGTAAGACAGGTAATGAAAACGATGCTGTTACTACTGCCGAGTTCTTGCAAATGGACGTTAACAATATTACCCGAGAGAGGCGAGATAACGAAAGGAACGTAAAAATCGTAGACCCGAAAACAAATAAGTAATGAAAGCCATCATCAAGAAGTTAGAGAGCATAATTAGCCATGGTATTGAAAAAGCCTTCGGTAGGTATTATTCAAGCTATATGGGCTTTGTTGCATCTACTGAGGACCCTAAAAAATATGGAAGGATTCAAATAATATTACCCTTTATCTCAGATGAACCCCTACAAAAATGGGCCTGGCAAAAAGGGAGGTATTCCGGTAAGAACTATGGTTCTTGGAATATACCCGAAAAGGGTTCTATGGTTTGGGTTGAATTTGAAAGGGGAGATTTGAATTACCCGATATGGGATTTTGGTTATCATGGCAAGGATGAACTCGAAGAAGAGTGGTCCAATGTAAATAACAAGTGGTTTAGAACTCCTGATGGGTTTCACATTATATGGAGAAAGGAAGAGAAGGAGTTAGAGATTAAGCTACCGGATGGCAATTCTCTAGTAATTAACGAGGATATATCCTTAGTATCTAATAAAAAAATTAGTCTTGGCAAACTAGGGCAATCAGATGAACCCGCATTGCTAGGCAATAAAACCGAAAAAGTTTTAAAGGACATGAAAGATGCCCTGAGCGACATCAAGAGTCTATTAGCAGAGGTTGCAATACAAGATGCAGCAGCAGCCACAACTTACGGATTTCAATTTCCAGCTAAGTATGCTTCTACTGCAATAGAATTGGGCCTTAAAATAACTTCGATAACCGCAGGTATAGAAGAGATTAAATCAAATAAAGTAACTCTCGACTAATGGCAGAGCAAAACACAATCTTTGGAAAGGGCTTCATATTCCCTATCGAACTACTAAATGGAAGACCCATAATTGTAACCGATGAAGAATTAATCAAATCGAATATTAAAGGAGTATTAGCTTTTGAATATGGTACCCGATTCTTTCAACCTGAAATAGGCTCAAGATTAAAGAAGTTGCTAGCGGAACCCGCAGATGCGGTCTTAAAAAGAACCATGCTATTCTTTATAAAGGAAACAATAGACCGATGGGAGCCTAGAGTTTTAATCAATAGCACTAAGTCTTACGTAAGCATTGACCGAGCCAAGGGTAAAGTTGATGTATTTCTATCCCTAGAAAATCGGAAAACGGGCCAAGACATATCTTTCATAATACCCTTCTACAAAAACACTATATAAGATGCTTTTAGAAAACCCTTGGGTAGGTTACTTTGATAGAACCTACGCACAAATCAAACAGAAATTAGTAGATAGGCTAATATTTCATGCGCCAGAGATAACCGACTTAAGTGAGGGTAACCCACTAATAGCCGGGCTATCTCATGTAGGGGGTATTTCGGAAGTTCTACATAGTTACCTTGACAATCTTGGTAGGGAATCATTTTTGGGAGTAGCCCGAAAATGGTCATCTATTGTAAGGCTATTAAAACCCCTTGACTACCCCATACAATTAGCTAGACCTGCCAGCGTAGAGGTATTTGTAGAGTTTCAAGATAGTAGTTCAAACCCTATTGCATCAAATGCCGATTACATATTACCCGCAGGAACCCAAATAAAGACCTCAAGTAATATTATATTCGTAACTGTTGCGGCTAAGTTAATACCCTCCGGCAATACCAGCATTCTATTAGACCTACAAAACCATACTTTACTCACAGACTTATCAATGGGCTTCACTTCGGGCTTATCAGCTCAGTCAATACCCCTGGGTAATAACATAGTGAGAAACTCAATATCCTTATCACTTGGGTTGGAGCTTTGGGAAGAAGTAGATACCTTTGCATATTCAGGAACTACCTCACAACATTTTCTGGTAGATATAGATGAGGACAGAATTGCCAGGCTTTATTTTGGAGATGGTATTAATGGACAAATACCTGCAGCAGGTCAGGAAGTTATTATTGACTTACTAACTACAATTGGAGCTGCTGGCAATGGATTATTACCCAATACAATTAACGCCTTTGTAACTTTACCCCCTATTCCGGGGGTATCCAAGTTTCTTATTACTCATGCTTTAAATAGCAATGGAGGTTCTAATTATGAAAGTTTCGATGAGGCAAGGAGAAGAGGTCCCCTATCAATCAGAACCCTTAGAAGATTTGTAACCTATCCCGATGGTTCTGATTTAGCAGTAATGTACCCTGGGGTATACTTCTCTAAATTAGAATTTTGTTGCGGTATAGATTCAGACATTCAAGTATATGTAGGCCCAACAGGAGGAGGCATAGCTTCTCAACAATTATTGGATGAAGTAAAAGATTACTTAGAATCCAAGCAGGTAATTGGAATGCCAAATGTTAAAACTAGACCCGCAGGAATATCTACCTGGGGTATATCAATAGATGCAACTGCTCGGTTTAGACAAAGACCCGAAGTATGTATGGGTAATATTCTAACTGCGATTAGAGAATATGGCTCCTATGAAAATTCGGGTGTAAACAAAGCTATTCGGGTATCCGACATTTTGGGCTTAGTGGATAACCTGAGAAGAATTGACTATGCAAATGTTACTGCTCTATACACTATACCTTATCCAAGACCCGTCAATCATGTTACACCTCTTAACTTTCTACTTAACTCTATAACCCAAACCCACCCTATTCCTTTAGACTGGAGGGTAGAAACAAGTATTGGAGGTATGAGAATATTTAGGGGCAATGTATTTATAGGAACTTTCAACATCGGAGCAAACATAACCGATAACATACATGGAGTTGTTTTTACTATATTACCCGGGCCTTACTCAGTAGGAATGACTTGGACATTCAAAACTATACCTGTAAATGTAGACCAAGTGCTTGTGGATTACAGCATACCGGTAATAGGAGAACCCCAAATATATATTAATGTTAACCCTGCTAAGGGGGATAACTGTAAACCTTGCTGTACTTGTTAAGATGGTAAATTTAACTAATTGGATATTCGAGCAGTTCCCTCTCTACTTTAGGCAAGAAGATACCTATAAGGATGAAACAGGGGCAGGGCTCCTGGAAAGATATCTTCGAGTGTTTGGGTCTTACTTACAAGAGGAGATAAAAGAACCTGCAGAGCAGTTTAATCTTAACCTGAATCCCCTTACAGCCCATGAAGATTATATAAACCACCTAGCC